GGTCGTCCAGGCTGGCATGGGGGAGTTCGTCCAGGGTCATGCCCCAGGCTTCTCGGGCCACGACGGCACGCGCCGCTTTGGGCAGCCGCCGGAACCACTGGCCGATGGTGGCCAGCAGGGCGCCGGCGTCGGCCTGGGGGGTGTCCTCCTCGACCACGCCGGTCTGCGGGTCGAAGGCCACCACCTGCCCACTGTCCTCATCGAGGGCGGCCACGCCGAGGCCGAGGAGCGCCAGCGTGGCGCGGCGCTTGGCCTTCGTTTCGCAGCGCATGAGCGCATGGGCCTGCTCCAGGGGCTTGAGCCCCTCCAGCACCACCACCCCCTGGGCTTCTTCGACGCGCTCATCCGGGGTGCGGCACTGGACGGTGACGATGTAGAGCCCGCCATCCCGTGCGCGGGCGAGGATGCGCGTCGAGACGCGATGCAGACGCCGGAGCTGTTCACAGCCCGCCGCCGTGATGTACCAGGAGAGCGCCCCGTCCTGCCCCCGCATGACGATAAACGGCCGCGTCAGCACATTCAGCCCCGTCGAGCGGCACAGCGCGGCGTAGAACTGCACCCGGTCCGCCGGACTGAGTTTGGCGATATCGCCCGCCATCAGGGCGCGCTGAATGGCTTCCGGGTCAATGGCCGGGATATACTGCACAGGTGTATAGGCCATGGGGGCAAGAGTATGATTGCCTGACTCTGTGGTCATGATGGTCTCCTCGCAGACTGCTCTTCCAATTTCCACGCCTCGCGCACCCAGTCGTCGTGGTCACGCGGGTAGCGCTCGGCCAAGCGCCGGCATTCCCTCGCACACTCGGCTTCCTTGCCTGGGCGCGTCAACCCCTGCTCGAACAGCCAGATCCAGCACTTCGCCCAGGCAGTACTGTCCGGCGTGGGCAATAACGACCGCAGCACGCCGCCGTACCCGTCCTGCTGCATCGCCTCCACCTGGGCCGGGGCAAACTGGTACCAGCGCGTGGCTGGCGGGGGGATGAGGGCCTTGACGTGCTCGACAAACGTCTCCAGGGTCGGGGCGTGGTCGGGATGCAGCATGACGTACAGCTCCAGCGCCCGGAACACCTTGGCGGCGGGAAAGGGCTGCAGGTGGCGAAACCACAGTGCTGCCATGCGGTCATTCCAGGGCATGGTGGGATAATAGCCCTGCGTATGCTCGTCACCGCCCTGACACAGAGCGGCGGTAAAGGTGTCAAAGTCGTCTGAGGTCATACCGCGCGGCCTTCTTCGATCGCTTTATACATCGCGAGGCGCCGGGCACGTGTCGCCTCGACATCCTCGACCGGACGGGCAAAGTCGCTCTTGTACGCTCCAGCACGCAGCCAGGCGGCGGGTTTCTTGATGTAGCGTCGCTCCTGCCGTTTCCAGGCCTCGTTGGACTGGCGGTGTGCCTCAACCCCGGCCATGATCCCGTCCGCAAGGGCATCGCCGTCCATCTGCTGCCAGGCTTTCCAGGCCTCATCCGGGTCTTCTTTGCGCGGGTAGGCCTCGTAGAAGGCGCAAAAGAGGGGGGAATAGCCTTTCTGCTCCGGTGTTCTTGCCTTTTTTCTTCCTGAAGCATTTGAAAAAGAAGAAGAAATCTCGCGCTCGGTTGTTCCAGGGTTTTCTGGAACAACCAAGAGAGTGTCTTTTCTTGTTCTTATTGGATCTTGTTCTAATAGATCTTGTTCGGGTTCCTGTGGGGAACTACCCCCATTCCCCTGGGGAACTACCCCCAATTCCCCTGGGGAACTACCCGGTTCCTGTGGGGAACTACCCGGTTCCTGTGGGGAACTACCTGTAACCTGTAAGAGTGAGTACACGTTGCTTTTGGCTCCTCCGTATTCTGAGGTGCGGGCCGTTCGCTCAATCAGGCCGTGCTCCACCAGCAGATCCAGCGTGCGCCAGACAGATTGCTTGGAGATGTTGAGCATTCTGGCGATATTGGTTAATGAGGGATACGCCTGGCCTTGGGAGTCGGCGTAGTGGGCCAACAACGCATAGACGGCCACCCCATACGCGCCAATGTGTGGGCCGTAGGTCGCAATGATGGCTTTGTCCATCCAAAACCAGGATGCACGCCTCAGATCGCGTATTTCGGTCATGCTCTCCCCCCTCGTTCCCTTCAGGATTTCCTCATGCTATTCTCCTCTCTCCTGAGCATGTGTCCTTGCCCCGTGCCCGCCTGCCATGCCGGCACGGGGCTCCGCCTGCCGCCGCGGCGTGTCCGAGGGGGTGCGCCGCGGCCGGCCCATCGTCCAGGCCCCCAGCATGGCGACCAGCCGCAGCCGCTCCTCTGGCGTGAGCTCGACCACATCCTGTCCCAGCACCCAGGGCAGTGGCAGCAGGGCGATCAGGCGTGCCAGGACCCGCAGCTGCCAGAGGGTCAGACGGATCATCACGGTGGTGAGCGTGGTCACCTGCGTTCCTCCGTTGCGGTCGTGCGGCGTAGCCCGTCCTCGCGCATCCAGGCCTCCAGTTCCTGGGCGGGATACCGTATCCGTCCCCGCTTTTTCACGTCCGGTGGCCCATAGAAAACCTCACTGGGGACTGCCGTCTTCAGGCGGCAGTTGCTTACGGGGTTCTGTCATCCTCGTCAATCAAGTCATAGATCGACACGCCAAAGACGGTGGCAATCGTCAGGCATTTATCGAGCGGCGGGATGCTGGTTGATTTTTCCCAGCCGCAGATGGTGGACTGCTGGACATCGAGATACGTGGCAAGTTCCTTCTGGGTCATGTCGCGCTCACGGCGCAGTTTGCGGATCTTCAGGCGCATAGTCTGTCCTCCTTGGCGACGCTGCGAGACATTATCACGATAATGTATCATTCACAAGATATTTTATCGCGATTCTGGTGCTACCGTGCCCTGGGAAGGCCAGGATGCAGGCCCTCCGCATCAGGCCCAATGCTCCGGTGTGCAGCAGGGCATGCTCCCGGTGTGACCCTCTCACGACCAGGGAGACTACGGTCTCTCTCCCCCGCCATGGCGATGCCGGTAGCACCACGGTAGCACCTCACAAACGCCCGCGCCGCCGCGGCGCAGACCGGGGCGGCGCAGAGTCAGGGTCTCCTCTCGGGGGGCGGGATGAACCGCTCCAATTTCTCCTCGATCAGATCCAGGGTGCGGGCGATGCGCATGACCACGGCGGTGTGTTGCGCGTTCGCGGTCCCCTGTTGCTGCACGAAGTTTTTCACGTCCGACATGGTCTCTTCGAGACGGCGGCTGATGGTCGTCTGTTGCACGATCGCCGCCCGGATGTCGTCAGTGATACTGTCTTGCTTCACGGCAATCGCCACGAGGCTTTTGATCAGCGCCTCGGCTGCGCTTTGTTCCAACGTCGTCTCCTCATGGGGGCGTGTGCCCCCGTCTGTCGTCGTCACTCCAGCTCCTCAACCGCCACCATGGCCACGTTGAGCGCGTTGCGCAGGGCCCGTGCCATCGCCCTGGTGCCCGCCAGCCGCCGCCAATGGGGCTTGACCTTCGCCCCCACATTGTCCGGGCTGGAGTCGCCCACGCCGCGAAACACGCGGCCATCGTGGAATTCCGCGCGTGCGCTGGCCATGACGTAGGTCTCGGTGACGTGGGTCACCTCTTCGCTGAGGCTCACGAGCCCCTGCTGGTGCGCCAGGGCGAGCAGCCCCTGAAACTGGATAAAGGGCTTGCCCTGGATATGGGTCACAAAACGCTCCAGGATGCCCGTAGAGGCATTGTCGGCCTCAAGGGCGATGGGGGATACCTCCGACTCAACCACGGGCACGGCAGAGGGCAAATCGGGGATATCGTCTGCGGGCGGAAACTCTGGACACGCAGGCTGCCGCACCGCCTCGCGCACCGGCTCACGCTTCGGCATCTCCTCGGTCTCTATCTCCTGCGCCGCGACCACCACCGCCGCCGTCGCCTGACTCCACTCCTCGACCAGCCGCAGGGCTTTTTTCACCAGGGCCTGGGCCAGGCGATGTTTGCACCAGCCCTCGGGAGCCCGCGCCGCATCCGGGCAGGTACAGTGCCCGTTGACGGTGTACACCGTGTCGCCCGCCTCACTGCCGACACTGGCCGTGCCGTCCGTGTGCAGCACCACCTTGCCATCGACAATCAGCCGACTGGCGGCGTCGATGCGGCCATGGCTGGAGGGGAAGCGCCGGCGGGCGGCCGCCGCGGCAAACCCCAGGGCACTGCGCAGGCGCTGGCGGGCGTCCATCTGCGGCACGTTCAGGGTGGTCTCGTCGGTCTCCCAGTTGTACGTGCTCATCGTGACAATCGTGCTGTTGTGCGGTATCGTTGACATCGTCATTACTCCTACCCACTCGTGGGGGGTGACAGATGCCCTCCAGAGGAACTTTCCACGGTGTCTCTGGGGGGCGTTCGCGTTACTTCCCGGCCTGCTTCGTCTTCTCTTCGGCCTGCTTCGCTTCCCACTTGGCGATCCGCTCAGCCGCTGTGGTCTGGAACATTGGGGCGCCTTTTCTCACCTGGCGCTTGCTGTCACTATTTCTCAGGTGGCCTCGTCCGTACATCGTCTGTCTCCTTGCTCGCCTCGCTGCGGCGACCATCGCCGCGTCATGCTTTAACTATACCCCTTGTGTTGCTTATTGTCAACACAAGACAGGCAATATTTTGTATTTCTCAGAAAATAATTTGACGATATAGCTTTATGACATTATATTATATGTAGTTTATATAGACAACACAGGGAGAAAATCATGTCACTTGGTAGCCGCTTGAAGCAAGCCAGAGAACAGCGTGGACTCAGTCAACGAGAATTGGCGCGGGTGGCTCAGGTGGATCATACGTGGATTTCACGGGTCGAAGAGGAATTACGCCACAATATTTCGTTCGAAGCCGCCAAGCGCCTCGCGCACGCGTTGGGCGTGACGCTGGATTATCTTGCCGAGCGTGATGACCACCACAAACCTGTGCCGCGCCGCGGCCGCCCGCCGAAGCGCCGCCCGGCCGACGAGGACGCCGACGCGGCGTGAGGTGACGTATGGCTGCAAAATATGACCCGATATCCCGCTACCTGCGCAACGCCCCCGACCCGGTGAGTGATGTCTACCTGAGTGTTGCTCAGATGCTCGACATGGGGATAACGCCGCCGGAAGCGGCATATAAGTACCCTGGGACGTTTTGGGCGAACGAACGCGATCCCCAGCGCACTCCCTCCAACGCCTGGATGCCTACCGGCTTCCGGGTGGTGGCCGTGCACATGATCCTCGGCCCGCCGCGCCTCTCGTGGGTGCATTTTCAGCGGAAGAAGACCGCCGACGCTCCCACCCGGAAGCCTCCCCGCCCCCCCCCTTGACGCCGCGGCGGCGGTGGTGCTAGGCTCGGCGCCAGTGCCAACCTAAAATACGTTGAGATACGTTCGCATGCCGCATCCTAAAGGCGCCCCCAAAACGCCCGGCAGTGGCCGCAAGCCTGGCAGCCGCAATAAGGTGCAAGTCAAAACCCGCGAGGAATTGTGGGCTTACATTGACGCCCAGGTGGCGCAAGGCAAGACCGCCAATCCCTTCCAGGTGCTAGTCGATACGATGATCCAGTCGCCCAGGGAGCGCGTGCAGTGTGCTATGGCCCTGGCTGACCGGCTGTTACCACGGCTGAAGGCCCTTGAGCTGTCTGGTGACCCGGAGCGCCCCCTCACCCTCACCGATGCCCCAGCGCGCCAGGCGCGGATCGCGGCGCTCTTAGCCCAGAGGAACGGCGATGGCGCTGAGTGAGGCGGAAGAGATCGAACTGCTCACCCTCCTGGAAGCGGAGGCGGACTACCAGCGCACGCACCGGCTGCTCACCCTGTTTCCTGCCACCGGGCGCTTTGCCCGCCAGCACTATGCCAAGCATCTCCAGTTCTTTGCGGCGGGAGCTACCCACCGCGAACGGCTCTTCATCAGCGCGAACAGAGTGGGGAAGACGCGCGCCGCGTGCTACGAGTTGGCCCTCCACCTCACCGGGCAGTACCCGGCCTGGTGGCCCGGCAAGCGCTTCGCTCACCCCATCCGCGCCTGGGCGGCCGGCACGACCAGCAAAAAGGTCAAAGAAATTCTCCAGGAAGAACTGTTTGGCCCGGTGGGAGCATGGGGCACCGGCGTGCTGCCGCAGGACAGCTTCGTGCGCCCGCCGACGAAAGCCGCCAGCAGTGTGGCGGATCTCATTGACAGCGCCTTGATCCGGCATACGAGCGGGGGGCACTCGGTGCTGACCCTGAAATATTACGAGCAGGGCCGGGAAGCCTTTGAAGGCACCTTCCAGGATGTCATTCTGGAGGACGAAGAGCCGCCGCTGACGGTGCACACGGAATGCGTGATGCGCACCATGGATACCACCGGCACCGGGCAGGGCAATGGCCTGGTGCTCACCACCTTCACGCCCCTCGAAGGGCTCTCGGATACGGTGTTGCACTTCTTACCGGACGGGCAGATCCCGGAGCAGCCCAGCCAGGGCAGCAAATGGATTGGCAATGCCACGTGGGACGACGTGCCGCATCTCGACGCCGCCACCAAAGCCGCCATGCTGGCGGCGATCCCGGCCTACCAGCGCGACGCCCGCACCCGGGGCATTCCGGTCCTCGGGGCGGGGGTGATTTATCCGGTGGAGGAGAGTGCGTACCTGGTCGACCCCTTTGCACTGCCCACGCACTGGAAACGCGCCTATGCGCTGGATGTGGGCTGGAACCGGACCGCCGCCGTCTGGGGCGCCTATGACCAGGAGGCGGATACGTGGTATCTGTATCATGAGCATTACCGGGGTGAGACCGAGCCGTCCGTCCACGCCGCGGCCTGCAAAGCGCCTGGCGCGTGGATTCCCGGCGTGATCGATCCAGCGGCCCGGGGGCGCAGTCAGACCGACGGCACCATCCTGCTCGAGACCTATCAGCAGCTCGGGCTCCACCTCTCGGTGGCCCTGAACGCCGTCGAAGCGGGCATTTACCAGGTCCTGGAACGGCTCACGCAAGGCCGCCTCAAAGTGTTCACCACGTTGAGTAACTGGCGCAAGGAAGCCCGCCTCTACCGCCGCGATGAGAAAGGCCGGATCGTCAAAACGGATGACCATCTGGTCGACGCCATGCGCTACCTCATGCTGTCAGGACTCGAGGTGGCCCGGGCTGTGCCGGTGCCCTCCACCTCGCGTGGCGAGCGCGGGCTGCCGACGGGAACCGGATGGACAGGGTAACGTGTTGTGGCGTATACTCGTCCGCGTGTTTCTGCCCTTTCCCCCTCCAGGAGGTGTGTGATGGCGAAAAGCAAGCCCACGAAATCGCAACGGCTCATGAGCGAGGCCATGCACGAAGTGCACACGCACGAGCCCTCCACGGTGTCCCGTGCGGAGGTGAGTCCGGCCAGGAAAGAAGCCATGCGGCAGGCCATCGCCTTCGAGAAAGCGCGTGACGCGGGGGCGAAGGTTCCCCGCAAGAAGAAAGCCTAGAGGTGCGCTATGCCCCCCGTCCCCATGGCCCATCTGGACCGCGATCCCGACGCTGAACTGCGGGCCGCCCGGGTGTGGCATACCCTGCTGGGTGAGAATCAGCAGCGGCATGCGCATGGCAGTCCGACCCGTGTGCTGTATGCTCAAGCTCTTCTGGCCTTAGAAGCCCTTATCACGCACTTTGAGGCGGAGATGGCCTGGTATGGCGGAGAGAAACGATAACGACCTGCTCAGTGTGGCGCGCTCCCGCTTTACCCAGGCCCTGGACGCCGAGTCGACCACCCGGCGCTTGCAAGAACTTGATCTGGCGTTCTTAGGCGGCGACCAGTGGGAGGCGTCGATCAAAGCCCAGCGCGACCGGGACCGCCGGCCCTGCTTCACCATCAATCGCCTGCCGCAGTTCGTGCACCAGGTGACCAACGAGCAGCGCCAGCACCCGCCCGCCATCCGCATTCAGCCGGTGGACGATCAGGCCGACGTCGAGACCGCCAAAATCCTCCAGGGGGTCATCCGGCATATCGAGGTCTCGAGCCATGCCGATATCGCCTACGATACGGCGCGGCAACACCAGGTCGGGCAGGGGTTGGGCTATTTCCGGGTGCTCACCGCCTACGAGCACCCGCTGTCGTTTCAGCAGGTGCTCAAAATCCAGCGCATCCGCAACCGCTTCAGTGTGTATGTGGACCCGACGTTTCAGCAGCCGGATGGCAGTGATATGCAGTGGGCCTTTGTCGTTGAGCGGATGCCGCGGGAGGCGTTTGAAGCCCAGTATGGCCGCATGCCGGAGCAGGCGGCGGTGTGGAGCGGCAGCGGCGATACCTGGATCAGTCCGCACGAGGTGCAGGTGGCCGAGTATTTCTACCGGGAGGATGTCCGGGTCGAGATTGCCCAGCTCGAGGACGGGCAGGTCCTCCGCCGCCGTGATGTGCCCGAGGGGGTGCCGGTGGTGGCCACACGGACCACGGTCGTGCCGCAGATCTGGTGGTGCAAGATCAATGGCTATCAGGTGCTGGAACGCACGCGCTGGCTGGGGCAGTATATCCCCATTATCCCGGTCATTGGCGACGAACTGGTGACCCAAGAGGGGACGGATTACATTGGCCTGGTGCGCTACGCGCAAGACCCGCAACGGCTCTACAACTACTGGGTGAGTGCGGAAACCGAAGCCATTGCCCTCGCCCCCCGGGCGCCGTTTATTGGGGCGGAAGGGCAGTTTGAAGGCCATGAAACCGAGTGGGCCAACGCCAACACGCGCAACTATGCCTACCTGGAGTACACGCCGACCAGTCATGGCGGGCAGGCCTTGCCCCCGCCGCAGCGCATGGCCCTGGAGCCCGCGGTCCAGGCCATTACCCAGGCGCGCATGCTGGCTGCCGATGACCTCAAGTCCACGACTGGCATCTACGATGCGGCGCTGGGGAATCGCTCCAACGAAACCAGCGGGGTCGGCATTCGGGCCCGCAAAACCGAGAGCGATACGGCCACGGCGCATTTCCCGCTGAACTTCACCTATGCGCTGCGCCATTGCGGCGTCATTCTGCTGGATTTGATCCCCAAACTCTATGACCGGGCCACGATTCTGCGCATTATTGGCGAGGACGGCCAGACGCAGCAGGTGCCGGTCAACCAGCCTTTTACCGACGCCAACGGCGTGGAGCGGATCTATCAGCTGGGCGTGGGACGCTATGACGTGGTGATCTCGACGGGGGCGACGTATGCGACGCAACGCGAAGAGGCGGTCGATCGGCTCACCCAGTTGGTCCAGGCCTTCCCGCCCCTCCTGCAAGTGCTGGGCGATCAACTGATTCAGCACATGGACTTCCCTGGTGCCCCGGAGATGGCCGAGCGCTTAAAACTCCTGCTGCCGCCTGAGGTGCAGGGCCAGGGCAATCCGGCCCAGATGCAGCAGGCCCTGCAGCAGATGACCCAGCAACTGGAAGCGATCAATGCCTATGCGCAGCAGATGGAAGGGCAAGCCCAGGAGCTGGCGCAGCGCAATCAGGAACTGGAGTTGCAGGTCAAAGATAAGACCGAGGCGAACGCGCTGAAGGCCCGTGAGCTGGAGATCGAGCGCGAGTACAACGTCTGGCAGGTCGGCCTGAAAGAGCAGGAACTCGCCCTCCAGGCCGCCCAGATCGCCGGCAATGGCCAGGGAGAATAATGCACAATGCAGAATGGAGCATGGAGAATGAAAAGAGCATTTTTCAGTCATTGTGCATTCTCCATGGTGCATTCTCCATTGGCTCCGAAGGAGCAGTGATGCTGGCGTGGGCGTGGGATTGGCTCTGGTGGCTCGCCTGGTACGCCGTGGTGGCGGGCGGCTGGCTGGCCTGGTTTCGGGCGCATCAGCGGGCCGAGCGGCTGGACCGTGAACTCACCGTGATGGCCAACGCGCTGCGCTATCGGGAACGCACCAGAACTTGACAAGTTTTAGAGGGTATTGTCTACTTAGCACCACACTTTCTGCGCTCCCAGCGTCTAGCTAGCGCGGGTTGAGCGCACACCCTGCACGGGCCAACGGGTAGCTATCCGCTCGTTGGTCCTTTTTTTGTGCGCAGGTGAGCGCAGAAGCCCGTCCGCCTGGCGGGTCATCCAGGCGGTCCACGCCTCGTAGGAGCGTTATCCTATGCCGATCACCATTCTCAGTTCCAGTGATGGCCCCGAGCCCTCGCCCGTTCCCGATCCCGCTGCGCCCCCTCCTGGAGAGGCGGGCGATGCTGGCGCCTCAGCCCCGCCGTCCGCGCCCCCGGCTGCGCCTGCTCCTGGTGAGGAGGCACCCCCCGAGTCAGCCCCGGATGGTCCTGATCGACCCGATGCAACCGAGGACGAGGACGAGGCGGACCGCCCCGAGCCGGTGCCGCGTGGCGTGCAACGGCGGATTGACCGCGAAGTGCGCCGCCGCCATGAGGCCGAGCGCAAAGCCGCCGCGATCGCAGCCCGCCTGGAGATGCTGGAACAGGGCTACCAGCGCCCGGACCCGGCGCCCCAGCCGGTGCCGCTGCACCAGCAACCGGAACCACGCGAAGAGGACTATCCCTCGCAGCAGGAGTGGTTCAAGGCGGTGCGCGACTGGGACAAGGCGCAGATCAAGCAGGAGTTCGCCAGAGAACAGCAGCGCCAGCGCCAGCAGGACGCCCAGCGCCAGCAGGAGGCGCGCCTGGTCGAGCAATCCACGGCCGCCCGGAAGAAGTACGCCGATTTTGACACGGTGCTGGACCGCCTGCGGGACGTCTATAGCGCCCCAGCGCTGGATGCCTGCGTGCAGGAGAGTGAGCTGGGCGCCGAGCTGGCCTATTACCTGGCGCAGCACCCCGACGAGATGCAGCGCCTGAACCAGGTGGCGCAGACCGCGCCGCTGGCCATGGCGCGCGAGATCGGCAAGCTGGAGATGCGCTTGAGCAGTCCCACGAACGGCACGCCCGCCTCTCGTCCCTCGGGGTCCTCGGGTTCTCCCGTCCCACCCCCCCCACCACAGCCCGTGTCTGGGGGGAGCAATGGGGCGCCCACTGACTACCGCGACGACATGAGCCAGGCCGAGTTTGAAGTCTGGCGCCGCCGTGCCCTGGCCCCGATGCGGCCAGCGCGGTAATCGCCTTGAGGGAGTAGTCCTAAAATGCCTAATACGCTCTTGACCATTACCCAGGTCACCCGCGAACTGCTCATGATCTTGAAAAACAACATCGTCTTTGCCGAGGGCGCGGATCGGCGCTACGAGAATCAATTCGCCGTGGCCGGGGCGAAAATCGGCGATACGCTGAACATCCGCCTGCCGCCGCAGTTCACGGTGCAGGATGGCCCCACGCTGGTGGTGCAGAACTACCTGGAAGAGTCCGTGCCGCTGGTCATTACCTCGCAGAAGCACTGTGATGTGTCGTTCTCCTCGGTGGAACGGACCTTGAGTCTGGATGACTGGAGTCGGCGGATTGGCCAGCCACAGAGCGTGCAACTGGCCAACACGGTGGATCGCTCCGGCCTCGAAACCTACGTCGATGTGTACAATTCGGTGCTGTCGCCCGCCCTCAGTCCCACCACGTCCAAATGGGAGGTGTATCTGTTGGCCGGAGCCATCCTGGACCAGGAAGGCACGCCGCGCGATGGCCAGCGCTCGGTGGTGCTGGAGCCAATGGAGCAGGCCCACGTCGTGACGGAAAACAAGGGCTTGTTCCAGCAAGCGACCCAGATCGGCGAGCAATACGTGGCCGGCGAGATGGGCCGCAGTGCCGGCTTTACCTGGAAAATGGACCAGAACATTGTGATCCATACCACCGGGCAGCGCGGCGGGACGCCCACCGTGACCACCGGCAATCAGACGGGCAGCACGATTGCGACCACCGGCTGGACGGCCGCCGCCGCGCTGCGCCTCAAGAAAGGCGATGTGATCCAACTGGCCGGCGTGTATGCGGTCAACCCGATGAGCCGCCAGACCACCGGGCGGCTGCGCGACTTTACCGTGACCGCTGACGTGAGCAGCGACGCCTCCGGCAATGCCACCATCCCGATCAGCCCGGCGATCATTCTGGCGCCCGACCCCCGCCAGACGGTGAGCAATGCCGCCGCCGCCTCGGCCCCGATTACCTTCCTCGGCACGGCCAATACGCCCTATGCGCAGAATCTGGCCTATCATCGTCGCGCCTTTACCCTGGCCATGGTCGATCTGGTGGAGCCCAACAGTGGCCGCTTTGCCCGCCTGAATGACCCGGATGCGGGCCTCAGTATGCGGAGTTGGCAGGATAGTGACATCAATACCGATATGCACCCGGCGCGGGTGGATATTCTCTACGGCTGGAAATGCGTGCGCCCGGCCATGGCGGTGCGCGTGTGGTCGCCCCTCAGCTAAGGAGTCTCGTCGTGGCTGAACTGATTCTCCCCGAATTTCCGCACTGGTTGCACCATCCGACGGAGCCCTCCCGGCTGTTCGAGAGTCAAGAGGAGGTCGATGCGGCGCTCGCTGCCAGCCCGCTGTGGCGCGTGCAGGGCTATACGCCGGAGGAGGCGGCTGCGGCCCAAGCGCAGGGGACGCACCGTGACGAGGCCGACGAGCCGAGCGAGACCCCGCCGCCGCCCGCGTCACGGAGGAAGTAAGCCGTGGTGACCGCACGGACAGTGATTCGCCGCAGTCTGCTGCTGCTGGGGGTCATGGCGTCCAGTGAACCCCTGGTGGCGGAGGAAGCGGCAGACGGCCTGAGTAGTCTCAATGCGCTCGTCGAGTCGTGGAGCCTCGAGCGCTGGATGATGTACCATATTCCACGCCTGGACGTGCCGCTGGTGCCCGGCCAGGCGGCCTATACGTGGGGCCTGCCGGGGGGGCAGATTGCGTCCGTGCGTCCGCTGAAGTTGGACGGGGCCCTGGTGCGGCTGGCCAGTACGCCCGAGCTGGATTGGCCGGTGGCGGTGCTCACGCCGATGGAGTACCAGCGCGGCGTTGGCCTGAAGGACCTGGAGAGTACCTATCCGTTGGCCGTGTCGTATGCGCCAAGCTGGCCATTGGGCGTCTTGTCCGTGTGGCCCGTGCCGCAGTCGGCCGATACGCTGGGGCTGTTTCCGTGGGTCCCGCTGCCGGGGTTTGCCTCACTCGATACCGTGGTCAATCTCCCTCCAGGGTATGAGCGCTTGCTGGTGGCCGGGCTTGCCACAGACCAGGCGCCGATGTATGGGAAAGACGTGACGCCCACCATCGCGGCGATCCTGGCCGAGTCGAAAAGCAATGTGAAGCGGCTGAACGCGGTCACGCCGGTGCTGGGCTGTGATCCAGCCCTCCAGACCCCCGCCTATGGGACCAGTGATCTCATAGGCTTCACGAGTGGTGGCCTCGATACAGGCTGGGGGAGGTAGCCGTGGAGATCCCCCTTGCAGGACCTTCCTACCGGTCCAGAAGCCTGGACGTGAGTCCAGACAGGACTATAAATTTGTATAGCGAGTTGTGCGAGAGCGGCGTCAGTCGTCCGCAGCTGGCGCTGTACGGCATTCCCGGCTTGCGCGTCGGCTGGACCCTGCCCCACGCCCCTCTTCGTGGGCTCTACACCGCCACCAATGGCCGCGTCTTCTGCGTCGCGGGGACCGGGCTGTACGAACTGACCGCTGCTGGGCAGGCCCTGCCGCTGGGTGCGGTGCAGTCGTCCTCCGGCGTGGTCGCCATGACGGATAACGGCCTCCTGCTGGCGCTGGTCGATGGCGGGAGAGGCTATGGGCTGACCTTTGCCACCAACAGCTTCAGTGTGTTCACCGATCCAGACTTCCAGGGTGGGGACACCATCGGCTTTCTCGATGGCCGCTTTGTGGTCAACATCCCAGGCACCGGGCAGTACCAGTGGAGCGAGCTGTACAGCCCCGACATGGATGGCCTGGCCTTTGCCACCGCCGAAGCGCGGGCCGATCCGCTGGTGGGCCTGCTGGTCGATCACCGCGAATTGTGGCTGTTTGGGACGCAGACCACGGAAGTCCTGTACTCCACCGGCGATCCGTTCACGCCGTTCCAGCGCTTGCCGGGGGGGCTCCTCGAGCAGGGCAGCGTGGGGCCGCATGTGGCGCGCTCGCTCTCGAATCAGGTGTTCTGGGTCACCAGCAGCCCACGCGGCGAGGGGATGGTGGTGCAGGCGCAGGGCTATCAGCCCCAGCGCATCTCGACGCCCCCGGTCGAGTGGGCGCTCAGTCAGTCCAAGCGGCTGCGGGAGGCGGTGGGCATGGCCTACGTACAGGAAGGGCATGCCTACTATGGGCTGTATGTCCCCGACCTGGAGACGAGCTGGTTCTATGATCTGACCACCCAGCAGTGGGCCGAGCGGGGGACGCTGTGGGCCAATAGCCTCCAGATGGTGAGTGCCGATCCAGTGTTCTATCCGTGGCGACCTTATGTGCATACGTTTGGCTTTGGCGAGCACCTGGTGGGCAGTTGGGAGACCGGCGTGGTCTACGTCCTGGACCCGACGGTGTACACCGATGCGGAACGGCCCTTAGTGCGCCAGCGCGTCACGCCGGTCCTGCGGCAGGAGCAGGAGTGGCTCACCGTGCAGCGCTTGCGGGTGCTGATAGAGACTGGGGTTGGTCGGGACGGCGGCGAGGAGCCCGGCGTGGATCCGCAGATCATGCTTGAAGTGAGCCGGACGAACGGCCACACCTGGGAAAATGCCCGCTGGGCGTCGGCACGCCCGCAGGGGCAGTATGGCCGCACGGTGGAATGGCGCCGACTCGGGAGAGCAAGACAGTGGACCTTCAGGGTGAGTGTGAGCGATCCGGTGCCGGTGGCGTTTTTTGGCGCCAGCATTGCGTAGGGGAGTGCCATGCCCAGCAATTTACCGCCGGTGTTAGTGCAGGCGCCGTTCGTTGATCCAGGCACCGGGCGTCTGTCGCGTCTGGCGATCGGGTGGTTGCAGGCGTCCTATGTCCGGCAAGGGGGCGAATTTTCTGCCACAAACACGGAATTATCGGGGAGCGTGCTCACCAATGCCGGGCACATCACCCAGATTGAGAGTGATCTGGGCGACACGAATAGCAGCCTTGCCGACCTGGAAGCCGAACTCGCGGCGTTACAGACGGCGTTTCTGCAGCTTGCCAGTGACGTGGAAGCCCTGACCGCACGTGTGACCACGCTGGAAGGCGAGGTGGAAGGACTGGATGGGCGGGTGGAGACGCTGGAGACCACCGTCACCGAGCACGAAACCCGGCTGGACGCGCTGGAAGCGTGGAAGGCAGCGGTGCTCGCCGCGTTACCGGCAGTGGTCAGCGTGACGGCGGTGCCGGCGTTAGCCAATGACCCCGCGACCGCCATCCTGCTCGAAAACGATTTAACGGCCAACTGGCGTGGCCCGCTGAATACGAATGATTCCGGCCTGGCGACGGCGGTGAACGCGGTCAGAAATGCTCTGGCGGCTTGACCATGCAGCTCTGGACGCTGGTGCAACCGCTGGTCACGTGGCGCCACCCCGACCGGGTGTGGCGGCTGTTTGCGGTGGCCTGTCTGGTGCAGGCCGCGTTGGCGAAACGGTACCCCGGGTATCAGCCGGCCTCGGTGTATACGGTGCCCCTGGCCCTGGTGAACGACGTCAAGGAGATGCTCGATGTCCTCGTCCGACGTGACCGTGACTGGCGAGTATCCGCTGACGCCAGCGCAGCGCCGCGAGCAACTCGTGGCCTTTGAGGCGGCGCTGGCGCAGCATCCTGATGTGGTGCACGGCGATAGTCCCCAGTTTCCGTTGACGCATTACTTTGCGCCCGGGGTGTATCTGCGGGCCATCCACATCCCGGCGGGCTCGCTCGTGGTGGGCAAGATCCACAAGGAGGAGCATCTCATTGTGCTCCTGCAAGGCGCCTTGCGGCTCTATACCGAGGCCGGGGGCTTGCAGGAGGTGCATGCCCCCCGGGTGCTGCGGTCCCCACCAGGCGCGAAACGGGCGGCGTTAGCGCTGGCCGATACCGTGTGGATGACCTGCCATGCGAATCCGACCGATACGCAGGACCTGGACCAGTTAGAAACGCAGATTATTGCGCCCTCATTTTCGGAATACGACAGCTACCGGGCGGCGTTGGAGGCCGGAGAGGAAGGAGACACGCGATGTCATTCATTGCCGCTGGAGTAGCTGGTGCGGTGGCGATAGGCGGGGCAGCCCTGAGTGCCTCGATGCAGGCGAAAGCTTCCAAGGAGGCGGCGCAGACGCAAGCCGAATCCGCCGATCAAGCGACCGCCCTGCAACGCGAGATGTGGGAGCAGCAGCGGGAGGACCTGGCTCCGTGGCGGGAAGCCGGGCAGTGGGCCTTGCCGCGCCTGCAACAGCAGATTCGCCAGGGCCCGGGCGCGCCGTTCCAGGCGCCCCGGGGGCTGCATCTCGGGGACTACACGTTCGCCTCGAGTCCGCACCGCTTCACACCACCGACGGCTGAGAGTCTGGCGAACGATCCGGGCTACCAGTTTCGGATCCGCAGTGGCCAGCAGGCGCTGGAAGGCAGTGCGGCCGCACGGGGGGGGCTGCTCAGTGGCGGGGCGGCGCGCCGCCTCACCGAGTTTGGGCAGGAGCTGGGCTCGCAGGAGTATCAGCAGGCGTATAGCCGGGCGCTGGGACGCAACCAGCTGCGTTACGGGCGGGCGTTGGCAGCCAATGAACTGCGCTATACCCGGGCACTGGCGGCCAATCAAGACCAGTACAACCGCGCGCTGCAACAGTGGCAACTCGGGCAGGGCCTGCAGCAGCAGCAGTATAACCGCTTGTCCGGGCTGGCCGGCGTGGGGCAACAGACCGGGGCGTTTCTGGGCAAACTGGGGTCGCAGTACGCGGCCAACGCCGGCGAGCTGGCCCTGCAACGGGGGAATGCGATCGCCCAAAACCAACTGAACCAGGGGCAAATCTGGGGCAACCTGGGGCAGACGGTGGCGGGCGGGGTCGGGAGCCTGGCGACCGCGTATATGCAGCGTCCGCAGCCCCCACCGCCAGCGCAGGTGGGGTATGGCTATAACATGAACAGTGCCCCCTACGACCCGTGGGAATTTGCGTAATCGTAAGGCAAAAGGAGAAAGGGCTGGACAGG